CGATTATGAAAGTATTAGCATTGACTATTAAGCAACAGCCTTTCAATGAAATATTGACAGGCGAAAAGACTGAAGAGTTTAGAGAATTGAGACCTACCATGTATTGTTCAAGATATGTTGTTTATCGTGGCGATGATGGTAAGGTATATAAAATGGCATCGCTCGTGCCTAAAGGTGTCGATTGTAAGCCTGAGATAGTAAAATATGATGCACTGAAACTAATAACAGGTGAACAAAAAGGCACACGTCCTTATCTGATTGTTGAGGTAAAATCAGCACAAATAGAAGTAATAACAGATGAGGACGATAATGTTATAACTTATGAGAAAGACGGTATGACGTATGCTATGGCTCAAATAGTTTATAAGTTGGGTAAGGTGTTAGATAAATTCAATTGTTAAACCATAAAAATTAATTGCCGAGTCTATAATTATCAGAGAGGTGACAACATTGGTGCGCGAAGGGGTGCATCAGGTCGTATTCAAAGCAGAGAGCAGCAACAGAGGGACTATAACCGTTTGTTTGGTGCGAAATGATGAATATACAGCAACATTCATCAAAAGTTATAGCCACGGTCAGCAACCAGACTGACCGTGTGCTATTGTTTTATTCATGCGGTAAAGACTCTATCGCCATGCTTGATATGGTTGCACCACATTTTAAAGAAGTGGTGTGCGTATTTATGTATTTTGTTAAAGGACTGAACCATATAAACAGATTCATAAATTATTCAAAGTCGAAATACAACAATGTGACATTTTTAGAAGTGCCACATTGGAATTTATCGAGAGCATTGAAAATCGGATTATTTTGCCAGCCACAAAAAGATGTTAAAATACTAAAATTAGCGGATGTGGTAGAGCGTGTCAGAGCGCATACAGGTATTGACTGGTGCTTTCTTGGAATGAAACAATCGGATAGCTTGAATCGTAGGTTAATGCTTAGGACATATGAGGATGAAGCTATAAACATAAAGTCAAAAATAGCATATCCTTTATCATTGTGGAAAAAGAAAGAGGTGCTTGCATATATCAAATTTCACAATCTTCCAACTCCAGTTGAATACTTTAAAGAAGCCGGTAATGGACTTTGGTTTGATATAAAGGTATTCTTATGGTTAAAGAAAAATGAGCCAGAGGATTTACAGAAAATATTGAAAGCATTTCCATTGTCAGAAAAAATATTGTTTGATTATGAGCAAAGAACTAAATAAATATTTTAAATCAGAGTCTGTTGAAATTGCTCGTAGTAGCATTCAATTTGCAAATTATAATCCAAGGAAGATAACGGATTCTGCATTGAAAAAGTTAAAGCAGAATATTAAACGTGTTGGAATGCTTGGAGGTATTATATGGAATGAACGGACAAATAATTTGGTTTCCGGTCATCAGCGTGTGACCGTCTTAGACCAGCTCAACGGATATGATGGAACAGAAGAAACTGATTATATACTTCGTGTTGACAAGGTAAATCTATCAGAAAAAGAGGAAAAAGAACAGAATATCTTTATGAATAATCAATCTGTTCAAGGAGAATTTGACATAGATGCCTTACGCAACTTATTAACTGAAATTGATTTTAAGAGTGCAGGATTAACAGAACAGGATTTATCAATCATTGGTATTGATTTTGATATGCCTGTTTTAGAAGAAATACGGACAGGGATAGAAGATATGTCCAGTTCTTATAATGAGGGTAAAGAAAGAGAGAAGAAAATTGCCGAATTATCACGAGAATCCCAAATAGCACATAACAAGGAAGTCAAGCAACAGGTAAAGGATGCTGCACAGAAACAAGCTCAGGATATGGATGCTTATCTAATGCTTTCCTTTGATACATTTGAAGCCAAGTCTGCTTTCTGTGAAAGATTTGGCTATGACCCATATTCCAAGTTTATAAAGGGTGAAATATTTGATGAACAAGTAGAAAGGATTGAATAAAAATGAATAGTGAATCTCAAAACAGAAAAGGTAAGGGAGGGAGAAAGCCCAAGTTTGACTACACAAGCGAGGACTTTCTTTCTCTCGTGGAATCGTATGCCAAAAAGGGATTCACTGATAAGGAGATTGCTCATGCCATTGGATTGTCACCGCAAAAATTTAGTGAAAAGAAAAGTACATACAGTGAATTAAGTGATGTCCTTTCGCGTGCGCGTTGCACGATAAATTCTCTTGTACGTGCTAAATTTCTTGCAATGGCTCTTGGTGGCATAAAAACTAAGAATACCACTGTTCGGAAATTGCGAGATAAGGAAGGAAATCTAACCGGTGAAGAAGAGGTACAAGTTGTAGAAGGTGAATTGGCTCCCAATTTAAGTGCTCAAATGACTTGGTTGTATCATTACGATGAAGACTGGAGAAAAGTTGAACGCAAGCAAGATGAAGATGCCGACATCCCTACAGATATTGACCACGGTATCACTATTGATTCTTGGATTAAAGACAAGTTGAAATGATAGTACCTCAAGAAATATATCATCCATTATACACCGATACGGAAAAGTTTATTATTCTCATCACTGGTGGTCGTGGCTCCGGTAAGTCTTTCAATGCTTCCACCTTTATCGAGCGCCTGACTTTTGAAATGACTCCTGTAGAAAAGATAGTCCATCAGATTCTTTATACCCGTTACACAATGGTGTCGGCTG